TTCCGTTTTTGGCCGGTCCATTCCATCCTGTATTGGTTTAAAAAAGAACGGGTAGTTAACTGATATTGGAACAACTTTATCAGTGAACATTTTTTTAGCATCTGGTCCTGATTTTGATAATATACCAAATCTGGAGTCTGTCGATATTGTTGCAGCGTTGACTGTTTCACCTGATGCCATAAATGAGAATCCACTCCGTCTATTTTTAAGGTAGCACATTCCATAGCTTCTTCTATCGGCCCTACAAGCTTCCCAGAATATGTAGAACAATCTGTTCGATTCACGAAAATTGGGGTGGCCAACGTCAATCTTACTCCACTGCAAGTACATATAGTGAGTACCAGTAATATATGTAGGCTTATCTTTGTTAATAAACCAAAAGCCTTCTTCGCGTTTTTTAAATTCATCATCTATGTAACCGTACCATTTTTCTTTAAACTCGCTAGGATATTCTTCCCAGTCAAATACAGATTTTATTTTGCTTAACTCTTTAGGATATTCTGAGTATTCCCAGGTATTACCATCAAAACCATGAGGTTTTTCTTCTTTTGGTAAAGCTATTTTCAAACCTTGTATCTCGTATATTTCACCGATCTTACCTGTTTTACTTATTATAACTACGTCATGTTCTTCATTGTAACCATACTCCCACTTGGCATACCTATTAGTTCTTTTTAAAACTTTAGGTTTTATATAGTTATCTAGTATTTTATATAGAGTTTGCTGATACATTACTTAGATCTTCCTTCAGCAAAGCCTTTAAAAGTTTTTTCTTTTGCTACTTCTTTAGGCTTATCGTTTAACATATCTTCTTCTTCTTGTATTCTTGTAAGAATTTCAAAAGCATCAAATATTGCTAACTTTTTTGTAGCGGCAGCGTTTTTAAGTCTGTCAGCTGATATATCGTCTCCTGAGTCAACAATCTTTTCTTGCGCTACCTTTATTAATTCTTCAACTGCTTTTCGCCCAGCTCGGATTATACTCAATTTCGTTTCCTTGTTGCTCATATTTAATTACAATATCATTTGATTTCATACAATATAATCGCTCCCCGTCTATGAAAAATTCATACTCACCGTCTGGTGTGTAACCAACCATATCCCCTGGAGTGATTTTAAGAGCTTCTAAGGAACTATTACCGTATTTTAATATACCAACAAGCTCGCGTTCTTTATTTAACGTTAGATCATTATCACTTAAAAGTGGTTTTACAAAACATCTATTGTTAAATGTGTTCCAATTTTTTTTGTTTTTGTACATATAGACCTGGTCCATTGCAACAAAATATAGGTTTTCTGTAAACTTTGATCTACTTGTTTTTTGCTTACCTCTTATATCTCTAAATGTTCTAAAAACATTGTGGTGTATTACTATAGTATCACCTTCAGATATTTTAGTTTTATAAGCAAGTGGTGTTGAAATAACTTTAGCCATATTACTAACTGCTCTAAAATTATCTAAATCAGCATTAGTTACAAGGCTTTTGTCACCTACTTTTATTTCATTATTGTATTGAGTGTTTAATGGCTCTACAATAAAATCAAACAAGCTTTTCATTTAGTATTCTAAGTCATACTCTATTGACACAGCCATATTGCAGTTAAACTTCTTCCAAGGTATTACCTCATCTCTTTTCTTGATGTGGATACTATATGAATCGCTTTTCTCGTCATGTAGTATATGGGAGATTTCGTGTCCCCCATATACCTGTTGACCAACTGCGTAGTGCATTGCATCGTTTTTATAATCAGAACCTATACTTATTTTTCTGATTACATTAGTCATTATCTTCCTCAGGAATTAGCTCGTAAGATCCATCTTTTAAATCGATGTTAACCTTACCGTATTTTTCTTCAAGTTCCTTTTTAATAACTTCCATTTGCTCAGACTCTTTAGCGAACATTGTTACTAGGTCTGCCTTACGCAGCTCGCCAGCACCAATCTCTCCTTGGATCTGTACCATTTTGTTATTAAGCTCAGTAACTTGCTTAAGCTCTTCCGGGGTTATTTTGCTATTTTCTTCCATTTTATTTAATTTAATTGTTTTCATTTGTTTTTATTATTACCTATATTTTTACCTTTTTCCCACGTTCTACCAACAAAGTACGCACCGTACACAGTTACTAGTAGTGATTGAAAGATAGGTATATAAGTCGGTTCTATTGTAAAACCACCTATGTTACCATCAAAGAAAGCACACAATGTAAAGATAACTGTTAAATACACAATAATCAATGGTCTTATGTTTTTTGATAAAAAGCTATCAGACTTCATATCAGACTCCCATCTTTTGGTAACTTGTTGTTGAGCTTCACTATCTGCTTTTAAAAGTATTTCTTTAATAGCTTTTTGAGCATTTAGCTTTTCTTCTTTTGATGTTGTTAAGTTATCTAGCACTTCGCCAACTTGCTTAACTACACCACCACTTAACAACTGTAATAACTTACTCATCTTGTTTTTTTATATGCTTCTTTCTCCCAAGGCAAAGTCTTAGATCCTTCTACCATAGTAGACCTAGGATATTTTTTACCTTTCCAATAAACATAGTTATTATCATAATTAAGATCTCCTCGTTCCATTTGGTCGATGTGAACCATCTCGTGATCTATAACTTTTTGTTTATCTAGTGGAGATAAGTTTTTGTTTATTAAAATAGTTCCATTATTATTAGCTTCTCCCATTACACCTTTTTCAAGATTTCTCTCGTATATAGGTGTATTGCAAGTGCAAATAGGTGAATCCATTTTAAAAGCCATATTACTTCTTCTTATAAAGTTTAGCTGGAGACTTCATCATTTTAAGAGCAGAATGCTTTGACACAAAAGACCCACCCATTTTCATTGGAGACTTAGCCATTTTATTAGGAGACTTCATCATTTTAGCAGCAGCTCTTTCGTCTACTGGCATGTCCATCATAAGGTCTTTTTTCTCTTGAGCAGCTGACTCTAGCTTCATTGGAGACTTCATCATTTTGCCAGGTGCGTCGTGACGCTCGTTTTCTAAGTAATGTAATCTAGCAGAAGGCTTTAAGTTTTTGTCATAAGCCATTTTCATATCGTATTTACGCGCTTTATTCATTTTGTTTATTGTTATTGTTATTGTTTACCATTTAACCTTATCAGCCCAGTAAGCCGCAGACATTTTGCCTTTAGCTATATTTTTTCTATGTCTAGACTTAAAGGATTTTCTTTTTGCTTTCATTTTTGCAGACTCTCCGGCTTTAGGCTTACCAGCAGTGCTAGCTCCTCGTTCGCCAAAACGTATAATCTTTTCTTTACCATTAGCACACGCTTTTACAACGTGAGACTTTTTAGGATGTGAAGGTGTTTTCTTTGGCTTATTACAAGCCATGTTTTTCTTTACTAATCTTAATGACATAATATTATTTATTCACCACAGGGTTTACCTGTTTTAACATTTACCCATTTTTCTTTATTAAACCAATCTCTAAGTGTGGCACCTTTTTTTCTAGCGCCTTTAACATTGGTAGAACTTGATCTTTTGTATTTGCCAGATCTACCCGCTGATTCTTTAGCTCTTACAACTTTATCTTTTTGAGCCTTGCTCATTCCTCTAACCTTAGCTAGTGGTAAACATACTTTTTTGGTGCCTCCACCTTTTACTTTACTTTTTGCCATTGCCTAATCTATTCATTGCTTTATTTCTAGCGCATTTCATCTTGGCTGCATAGCTAGGGTTTTTTTGCCTATTAAAAACAATTTGCTGGTTTAAACTACCAACAATTGCTTTTTTATTACCCTTACGTGACTTAATTAACCAAGTAGCTAAATCACCGCAGCTGAGTTTTTTAAATCTACCTTTTGCGTCGGCGTATTTACTGTCTTTCCACTCGGGTCTTTTTTCAGCCATTTTCTTGTTGTTTTATAAATCTAGCCATTTCTAAACCTAGCTCTTTACCTTTTGTTGAATCTGATTTGTAATGTGCTTTAGCTATATTTCTACTATCAGATATATCTTTTGCTTTTTTATTAAGCTCTTTAGCTTTTTCTGGATATTTGACCTTCAACATTTCCGCTACTAAATAACCTTGAGTTGAATGTCCAGAGGGATATGATGGCGTTTTCATAGAATCCAACTCTATATCTTTTAAATTAATATCAAAGTTTTTTGCTAAAACTTTTGGTCTTGGTCTGTTATAGTATTTTTTTAAACTTATTATAATAGGTCTAGAAGAATCTAAAAGCTCTTGTATATATTTTTTATTTTCTTTACCTACTATACCTGTAAAAACTTTTGTAACATCATCATTATCTTTTACAAATTTTTTGTTTTCCGGAAGCTTATCAAGTTGCTTTATCTCTTTAAATGTCTCTAATGAATTTGATTTAGGTAGTTTATTTTTTTTGAACTTACTATAGTCAAAGTTTTTTAATAAAGACATTATCTACATTTATGCATGTTAATAAACCAGTTAGCTAGCTGAACATCTCTTTTAGTAGCTGTGTTTCTTGACTTTAATCTGTCAACTTTATTGCAGGTTACATCACCACCGTATAGTTTGTTTATTCTAGCTTTTAAAGTACCGCGATATGCTCCACCGCGCTTTTTCACTTTTTCTTCTTTTTACCACCAAAGTTACTAGGTCCACCAGCTTTAGTACACTGTACACCCCAGCCAGAAGCATAAGCACTAGGCCATACTTTAAACTTACGTTTTGCGGCTGCTTTACAGCTACTAGATATTTTAGCATACAAAGGTGACTTATTCATTTTACTTTTGCGCTTTTGAAGTTATAGGTCCTGGAACATATTCAGTACTAGCTAACTTAAGCTTCATACCTGTAATACCAGAGCTACTTCCTTTTCCATGGTTACGACCTTCTTGACTAAGTGGTCCATCCCATATAACGTTTTGTCCAACGTTTCCTTTAGAGTTATAATCTTCTTTTGCCATGTTTTATTTATTTATTATTTTGCTTTTTTAATAGCGTCTTTTATTTCTTTTGGTAGTTTATGTTGGTTTCCAACTAGCTCTCTGTTTAAAGGACTATTGTTTATAGGCATTTGCATTTGCTGAGCTCTTTGTTGAGATAATGGATCAAAGTTGTAATTCATTTGATTTACATCTTGATAAGGAGTTCCTTGAACACCTTGTTGGTTTTGCATCATTTTTACAGGTGACTTCATGCTTAAAGCGCTGCTAGCGTAAGAACCTATTTTAGCTATGTTATCAATATATGCATTTTCTTTTTTAATAGCTCCTTCAATACTAGCTATAGTATTATCTTGTTGTTTTATCATAGGCTTATTACCATATGAATCTTTAACTGTAATAGATTTAGTTTCTAAACTAACAGGCTTATTCGTTTTTTTATTAGACTTATAAGCTTGATTAGTTGCCACTCTTTCATTTCTACCGGCAACTTTTTCTTGTATTTTCTTTGATCTTTTAGCTTGATTAGCTTGTTGATTCATAGATCTTTTAGCTGAAGAAATTTCGGCTCTTTCAGCTCTACCAGCTTGCCTAGTTGCTTTTCTTTCTGCTCTAGCTTCTTGACGCATAGACTTTATTTTATTTCTACTTTCTTGTCTGCTAGCTCTACGCTCTTGTCTACCTTCTTGTCTTATATCTTTAGCAGATTTTGCTTTTGGCTTAGAAGGTGTAGAAACTGCAGAAGTAGTAGAAGTGCTAGGTGCTGTTCCAAACTTAGGCTTATAACCACCAACTATAGCTCCACTTGATTTTGAAGATTTAGAAGTAGAAGATTTTGAACTAGTAGATTCAATACTAGGTTTTTCACTTTTATTTTTATTTTTTATAACTTTTTGCCCAAAAGGGCCTGAAGGGTTTGGATTTGCCATTTTTATTTATTTAGCGTTGTTTATCTTTATTAACATTATATATAGCTTCAGTCAAAACTTTATCAGTATATGAGTTACCAGCTATTAATTTATTTCTTCTTTCACTTGTAGGGATATCATCCTCACCTAGCATTATTCGATACATCCTAGATATTAGCTGTTTACATTTAAATGAAACCTCATAAATATTATATTTTTGAGTTGTACGATTACGGTTTCTCCAAACAATAATCCAGCCTTGTTTTAAAAGCCTGTTCCATCTTCTGTTATCCCAACTATATGAGTATGTACCTGTTTTAAAATCCTGCTTGGTGAAATGTCCCATGCAGTCGAAATAAATAAGTAACTCTAAATCTGCGTCTGATAAGTCAT